TGAAGTGTTCACAATGCGGAAGCATGCACAGACTCCATAAGGAGTGGTTCGGCTACATATGCGAAATGTGCCAAGATGAAAAAGACCTAGTCAAATATGGTTTGATTTCTAAACCCAAGTAGTGTATTATTGAGTTGTAACCGAGAGAGAGGATACAAAAATGACAACAGCGACAATCGAGAAAGTAGTTCCAAAGGTCGGAGATATTCTTTATTCTTCATGGGGCTACGATCAAACAAACATTGAGTTTTTCAAGGTAGTTAAGACCAGCGAATTCTCTGTGTGGATTCAAAAGCAAGGTCAGAAAATAGTTGAAATTACTGGATGGGCGCATGAGAATGTCGTTCCAAACGGTTCATCTGATTACGAAACCCGAGATTGGGATAATGAAGATTCGAGTCAATACATCACTAGGAGTTATTCAGTAAAGCGTCACAAGATTCTTTACGGTTACGGCGAGGGCTATGGCGTAAGTCTTAACAGTTACGCAAGTGCTTTTCTCTGGGACGGAAGTCCAAAGGGACAGAGCCACACTTGCTAAGGGCTTTGGGTTTGAAATTGCCTGAACCCTTGAGTTTAAGAAATTCCCCCCCACCCCCCATTAAAAAAAATAATGGTAGGTGGAAGTGAAAAGGTTGGCGTTGCCGTCACCCTGTCGCTTGAAGTTTCTTCCCCACGGTTTCCCGTGGCGGAAATATAACATATCAAAGGAGGAAGAGCATGCTTGCTAAGTTGATAGCGCGTGTTGGAGGTAAGATCACAAAACGAGGGCAGTCCGTCTCAGATAACTTAGATGGCATAAGTTTTGCGCTCCTTATATTGGCTATATTCGGTGTTGTGGGGTCAATAGAGACGGGCAGGTGGTTCGGGTGATACTTCCATCATGGTTCAAATCAAAAGACCGTTACAGGGTATCTCAAGCCTGTTTATCACGCATACGAGCCAGCGAGCGCGAGCGAATACTGTCAGAAGAATCTGACAAGCGACATGCCCGCCGAAAGGCTCGTATAGATTTGATTATTAAACCCCAGTAGTGTATACTGGTATTGTAAGAGAGGGGATAGACATGGCGAGAAAACCATTCACGCAGACTTGCTACGAATGTGGCAAGAAGATTCCTTATGGTAAACAACAGATAGTAAATGTCGAAGGTTACTTTTACATTTACTGTGAAAACGAAACTACTGGAGAGGTTAAGGTGGCGGCATGACAACATCAAACATTCAACAAGCAAGCCTGAGAGAGATTGCGTTTGCAATCGAAAAGGATTGGGTCAAAGTTAGTCCACATGCTCAGCCTTACTTGGATGCGCTGAAGCAGTTGGATTCGATCAACGATAGTTATTATGCCGATACAGCAAAATCTGTAGTTCTTTATTTCTTGGCTAATGCTTCCTCCTACAGGGGAGAGTCTGCAAAAGCGCACAAAACATATCTGAAGAGTTTAGTTAAATAAATAAATAAAATTCACCCGCTGGGAAAAGTAGACATTCTCGGCGGGTGAGTCTTATGTCATAAACACAAAACTGGGTTATGGGGTATTCTTCCCATTAAGGCGCTTCACCTTTCGAGCGCCTGAGTTCGGTGGGGTTGATGCGAAGCCACGCGTCCATCCTCTCTCTAGCGTGACATTGCTCCCCCACCGAGCGACCCCCCTTGACATACATTCACCTGTACCTGCTACATTTTATTCAGGTTCGCAAAACACCTAACACTTCAAAAGTGAAGCCAGTCCGATACTGGCAACAATGAAGCGCTATATCCAATAGCGAATAAATGTTCACTCCGAATCAATGGAGGAATATGCGATTCTATGAAACTATCCTCAAACCAGTTCCAGTCTTTTTTCTCGCCGCTGGACTTATCGTACTTAATCCACTTCATATCCCGCCCGATGTAAAAGCGAGTGCGTATGAAATTTCAGAAGCCGAAGTTGTCAAGGAGATAAAACCTAAAACAATTGAACGCGACCCTGAAGTTGCCAAGGTACATGCAAAAAACACTATGGGAGATTTCGGATGGAAGTCCGAATATCAATGGCAATGCCTTGAATCAATGTGGACGAAAGAAAGCAACTGGCGTCCAAATGCTTACAACAAAACCCCCGTTTATCAGAATGGCAAAAAACTTCATGCTGGTGGGATTCCACAGATTCTTGGGCTTGACCCCGAGATAACGGTAGAGCGTCAAATCGAACGAGGATTTATTTATATCGAAAGTAGATATTCTGACCCTTGTACGGCGTGGCGGTTTTGGCAACGAAACTCTTATTATTAAACTACCCCTATGAATGATGGAATGAAGAAGCCTTCGGTAATAGACAACGCGCTCGCCGAAATCGGGCGCGTTGCCTTCCTGGAGCCAGCAATCTGTACGGGCTGGGTTTTAGTATCTGAATGGATGGGTTCTACCGACGATGATTACTGGACACTTACCCTTACTGACGATCAGAACCCCGATTGGCGACAAAAGGGATTGATGCACCACGCTTTAGAAACTTGGGAGGATGATGAAGTTGGATTCTCAGAACCAGTTAAATACGACGAAGAGTGAACGCGAGCGCCTAGATTTGTTGGCAAAACTCTTGGAAGAAAGATTTGGCGACACGAAATCAAATGTTGCCGAATTCACCCTTTCTCAAAAATAAGTGAGACAATTTCTACATGAGTTTAATTGATTTTGTTAATGAAGCCCCTTGTCGCAATTCTGACCCTTGGCTCTTTGACCAATATCAAATAGACTTAGCGCTCCCAGCATTAAACATTTGTAAAACTTGTATATTTTGGGAAAACTGTAACTCTCTAGTTGAGCCTTCTAGTAATTTTTATGATGGAGTGTGCGCGGGTACGGTATGGCGCAATGGAAAAATTTTGGCTAAGTTAATTCCTGAGTCGCCAAATAGTTTAATTGTCGGAGAGGAAATACTAAAGGATGTTGATGCCATGGAATTTTGTGGGAGCGAGTTGCTCGGGGATAGAAACTGAATATTTCTTTCCTGAAGTTAAATCATTTTCAGAAGAAAACTTAATAGCAAAAAAGATTTGTCAGTCGTGTGTGGTAAAAAAGGATTGCTTGGAATACGCGCTTCACTATTCTGTATCAGGAATATGGGGTGGCACTTCAAACCGAGAAAGAATTGGAATAAGAAGAAAACTAAACATAATAGCAAAACCACTACTAAGAGATAGGGCACTATAATGACAACGCTAACAATCACAGGAAATCTAGTTGCTGACCCCGAAATCAGGATTATTAACAGCGGAAAGTCAGTTGCATCTTTTACGGTTGTCTCTTCTAAATCCAAAAAACTTCCTGATGGGACTTGGGAAAATACCGACACTACTTTCTGGAGTGTGAAGTGTTGGGATAAATTGGCAGAAAATGTGGCTGAAAACCTACGCAAAGGGGTATCGGTGATCGTGGTCGGGACGGCAGTTCAAGAGAACTGGGACGATAAGGCAACGGGTGATAAGCGCTCCAAGATTGCTGTAACGGCTTGGAATGTTGGAGTTGATATGAAGCGCCATTCCTACACCGTCTCGGTCATAGAACGCCAAGGCGCCTTAGATTTGCACAATAGCCCGATAGACCCGTGGAGTGTTCCACTTTCCGAGTCGGCTCCTTTCTAAACCTAAGTGTAGTATCATGGGGTTAATAATCCAATGATAGGGGTTTAGAAATGGCGTGGAACGAAATACTGGTAAGCGTAATTGATGGAAGTAAAACTGTTGTCTCGGCTCAGGGGCGCCCTTTTGTTTCTTTAGAAATTGCTTCAAAGGAATATGTCGAGGTGCATTTAACCACCGAGGTTGATGAGTTGCCCTTCAAAGTTATCTTTAAGCGTTTCGACCAAATCGGCGGTATTTTAGAAGAACGCGAATATGGTCAGACTGGCACTTTAGATTTGGCTCGCAAGTTAGTAATTGAAGTTGCCAATCTTCGGCTAAATTCATTTCAGATCGTGCTAGACGGAGAAAAAGCCGAAATTGAACTAACGCTATAATCTATGTGTGTATGACGACTTTGCATCCCGCGATGGCGCTATTTCTGTATTAGGTACTTTTGCTATTCAAACCCATGAATTATTCTTGGAGTTTAAGAAGGCAGGATTTACTGACGAACAGGCGATAGCAATTGTTGTCGGATTAGCCCAAAGAGAGTAGGCAAGTGGTAAATGGTACAAAAAAGACCTGACCTACAAGAAATTGGTGCAACGGGTTTACGCCGTTCAGGGGGAACAATATTTGAAGAGTTCCTAGTCAATTTACGCGGTATCCGCGGATTCAAAATATATCGTGAGATGGCAGATAACGACCCAACTATCGGGTCAATGTTGTATGCGATTGAAAAAGTTATTACTCGTCTTGAGTGGCGCGTAGACCCATTCTCGGATGATTCAGTAGATGGCGAAGTAAAACCTGAAGATAAAGAAAATGCGGCTTTCATAGAATCTTGTTTGCACGATATGTCAGATTCGTGGGATTCGGCACTTTCACAAATTCTTTCAATGCTGGTTTTTGGATTCTCATATCACGAAATTGTTTACAAAGTTCGTGGGGGAGATGTTAAAGACCCTACCAAAAAATCAAAGCACACCGATGGCAAAATAGGCTGGAGAAAACTTCCTATCCGCGCCCAAGAGACTTTGTTTCGTTGGGAAATGGACGAAGATGGTGGAATTCAAGCCATGGTTCAAGTAGACCCATCTACAGGTGGCACTCATGTAATTCCAATCGAGAAGGCTTTACTGTTTCGTACCAGTTCACAAAAGAACAACCCCGAAGGTCGCTCACTACTTCGTAACGCCTATCGCCCTTGGTATTTCAAGCGCCGTATTGAAGAAATTGAAGCAATTGGTATAGAGCGCGACTTGGCTGGATTGCCAGTTGCCTACCTACCGCCTGAATATCTTTCATCCTCCGCCACTCCAGAACAAGCATCAGTTTTAACCTCAATCCAAAATATCGTAACTTCGATTAAGCGGAATGAGCAAGAGGGAATTGTTATGCCCTCTATGTATGATGACAACGGTCATAAAATGTTTGACCTTCAGTTGCTTTCATCAGGTGGCTCGCGCCAGTTCGATACAGACAAAGTAATTCAGCGCTATGACCAAAGAATGTCTATGTCGGTGCTTTCAGACTTTATTCTTCTTGGTTCAGACCGAGTTGGCTCTTATGCACTAGGTACCTCGAAGATGGATTTATGGTCAATGTCAGTTGATGCTATTGCTAAAAACATTGCTGAGGTTATGAATCAGTATGCAATTCCTAGACTATTAAAACTAAACGGTATGGATGTCTCACGCGCTCCATACTTAAACTACGGTGAAGTAAGCCATGTTGATCTAGCCGAGATTTCAGACTTTGTTACTAAATTGGCTCAGGCTGGCGTTCTCATGCCTGACCCTAAGTTGGAAGATTATCTACGCGAATTGGCTGGATTACCACCTGCCGAACACGATGGAGAAAACTTTGGTATGCCACCTATGCCTGACGGTACGAATCCCCCTGATGTTCCTAGTATGGAACCAGAAGTAAGCGACCTTGATGATTTACCAACAGCGCAAGGAACGGAACCGCTAGACGGCGATGTGGAGTAATCAATGCCACTTTTCTTTGGTCGTGACCCTAATCGAAGTATTCCACTAACAATAGAAGAGCAAGCGCTCGCTAGAGTTCTCTATGATGCGATTCGTCGCGCCACCAATACAATAAAGGTAGAAGAATTAGCAAAGATCATTGGTCGCTTAGACCCAGATTCACTTAACAGGCTACTAAACGCCATAACAGTCGGTAAAGACCGCAAGCGAATAGAAGATGCCTTAATGAACTCAATTGATATTGGTGGCAATGAAGCCGTCAGACAGATGCAAAGTATTTCTCCGAGATTATCGCTTCCAGCCTTTTTGCCCAACCCTGTAAAAATACTTAACAAGGTACCTATGGCAGGAATGGACTTTACGAAGATTCCAACATGGGCTTCACCTAATCCATTAGCGGGTGAGTTCACTTTCTCATTTAATAAAACAAACCCAAACTCGCTTGCCTTTGCTGCCTCTCGCGCTGGGCAGTTGATTACAAGCATTGATGAATTAACCCGTCTAGCAGTTCGCAAAATTATTACTGACGCTTTCAATGAGCAGATTGATTATCTCCAAACAGCACGAAGAATTAAAAACATTGTTGGATTACACCCAAGGTGGGCTGAAGCGGTTACAAAATTTGAGCGGGCAGAAATCGCTCGGTTAATCAAGGCTGGTCTAAAAGAGACTACCGCTCGCGCACGGGCGCAAGCCTCGGCTTCCAAGTATGCCGATAGATTACAGGGCGCTCGCGCCAAAATGATTGCTCGTACAGAAATTCAGATTGCACAAAACCAAGGTCGCTATGAGGGTTGGAAGCAAGCAAGCGCTGAAGGTCTAGTAGACCCCGCTTCACAAAAGATGTGGATTACGGCAAAAGATGAGCGCACTTGCAATATTTGCGCCCCGCTAGACGGCGAAACCGTTCGTTGGAACGGAGTTTTTTCGGTAGGCATAGAAGCGCCGATAGTTCACCCAAATTGCAGGTGTGCCATGGTTATCTTGCCACCCGAGAGGAAATAATGGCTTTCGCAGTCAAATTTGAGCCAGGACTTAAACCAGTTTTCAAACACGGCTCGGGCGACCAAAAACCTCACGGCAGTTGGGCAAATGGAACCGCTAACAACAACGACATGGGCGGTACAGGGGTTGATATTACTGAGAGTTTGAAAACCATTTTTGGTTCTACTGATGGTGTTGTTGTATCGAACCCAAAAACTCATGCTTCTATTAAAGCATTGCAGGAGAAGTTAGCCTCCGAGGGTAAAGCCTATGGCGATATACAACTTGAAATGATTGCCGAACTACAGGGTTTCAATGGCAGACCCAAAGCAGTTGAGACGATAGAGGAATTGAAAAAAGTTGCCGAAGGTGGGGGACAAATAGTTTTTCGAGGTGTGAGTGATTATTCTGAGAATGTTGCTCGCGCAGAAAGCATGATTCAACGCAATGATTCTTTTGATAAGGGAGATGTAACTCTTAAAGCAACCGATATTGCACAAGATTTCGTTACGGGTTCCTATCGTGCTGGATGGGGCTATTTTGGTAATGGTATTTATACAACCAATGATGCTCAATTAGCGGCTCATTATGCCCAACAAAGAGATATCGATAACGGAAATATGGGTAATGGCGTAATAATCGCTATGGCTATTCCTAAATCTGCGCGGATGCCGTCAAAAGAAGTCGTTAAAATGGCGATGAAGGAAAGTGTAACTTTTACTGGGAGCAGAGATGTTGGTAGAAATTTAGCGGCAAAAGGTTATCAGGCTTATGATTCGGGATTCGTGCAATCTGACAAAATGGGCAATATCATCGTGCTTGACCGTTCTATGGTTACTGCACTTTCAAAACCTCTCGTAAATTGGCTTGAGGTTTCTGACTCTTTGAAAAAGGGTTCAGATAGGCAAGCAATGGTAATTACTCCTGCCCAATCCCACGCTTTTGCTCGTATTGTGAGGACATTTAATAGCGCCCAAAGAGATGCTTATTACGATGCAATTCTTTCGCGGGTTCAAGCCGAGGATTATCTCGCTGAATATATCCACCTAGTTCAAAAGCACGGAACAGGCGACCAGAAACCTCACGGGTCATGGGCTGATCAAGGCTTGTCTTTTGCTGGTCTAAAAGCACAAAAGTTTATTGATGGCGGTGGCACTTTGAGCGAAACTTTAAGTTCAAAAGATTCTAAAGTTTTAGAAGCAAAAACAATGGTTGAACAAATGAGCGCAAAATTAGGTTTTGATTTTGCTATAGACTATGGCGTACTACAAACCATGGAAGCAATAAGAGGAATCCAAATAGGTATACCCCTCGAACCTGATAATGTAATAATTGCATATGATAAAAATGGAGCAATAGCGGGGGCAATATCTTTTAACCGCATAGACTTCAAGGGCAGAACTCCCCTATTATTCATAAATCATTTAGGTTCAACTGGAATAATAGATGGAACTGGTTCTTCTTTAACTAGAAGAGTTATTAAATTAGCCGCGAGTGAAAAAAGAGAAATGCAACTTTTTGCTTTAGATTCCAATGCAACAAAGTTTTGGGAAAAAATGGGTTTTGACGATGAAATGTATTCAGGAATGTCTATGGGTATGACATTGGAAAATGTGCAGAGCGAGGCTTCAAAATGATTGATTATTTTGACGGTATTCGCTGGGTTGAAGAATTGGCAAAAGTTCAAAAGCACGGAACCCACGACCAAAAGACCCACGGCTCTTGGGCTGATGGTGGGGAAGGAATAGAAGTTTTCATTGGCGATGAGGCTAGGAAAATTCTTGTTACTCAAATTCCGCAAGGGGACAGCCCCGCACACAACGAAATAAAGGCGGCAATCGAAACAACTTATTCCCAAGAAGAATGGGATATGCGGGATAAGTCATGGTTTATGTCAAATCCTGCTGAAACAATAATTTCACGGGGCGAGGATAAGAAAATTAACGGAGCGCTTACCTATCTTGTTAAAGAAGATGTGCGTCCAAACCGAATAGACATTGTGCATACTGGTTCTCTTAAATCGGGTGTTGGCGGTGACATGGTTTCAAAGTTTATGAAACGCGCTGAGTCCCTAAATGCAACTATTTTTCTAACCCCGTTGGAAGGTTCAGAAGGGTTTTGGAAAAAAATGGGATTCGTAGAATCTAACTTTGGCGGAATTTATACCAAAAAGTCAGGAACATACGCCGTTGAAAAACACGAATCCCACGATCAGTCCACCCACGGGTCTTGGGCAAACGGTGGCGGTTCTACCGATAGCGGTTCAGACAATTCTTATCAAGGCGGGCATCAACCCGACCTTGAAGGCGCTCCACTTCACGACCTAACGGCAGAGGGTTATTACCCAAAAAATGTTTATGAACCTGATGGGGCGCACATTTACGGTACGGGCAACAAGGCTATGGATGCAAAGATGTATTCTCTTGTTCAACAGTTCCGAGGTAAGCCCGACGCACAGATTCAGATTTACCGCGCCGTACCCAAAAAAGCAAGTGGACAAATTAATAGTGGCGATTGGGTCACGCCAATGAAAGATTATGCAATTCAACATGGCGTAAGTAACCTAAATGACGATTACGAGATTCTCACTAGAACAGTTTCAGCCAAAGACATTACCACTAGCGGAGATTCATGGATGGAGTGGGGCTATTCAGCGCCAGTTCAAAAGCACGGTGAAGGCGATCAGAAACCTCATGGCAGTTGGGCTGACGGGTCGGGCGGTGGAAACGGTTTAGACCATCGAGCAGTTTACGACCTTCAGCAAATGTCAGACCCGCTTAAAAGTAAAGTTTATGATGCTGAAGAAAAATATAGCCCCACCGTTCAACGCAAACTTACTAAACCTTTTCCCCCAAAGAACCGAGATGAATACGCAACAAAAGAAGAATACGATAAAGAATATAAAGAATATTCTAAAAATTGGAACAAGTGGTCAAGAGAAACCTCGCGTAATATTCAATCCAGTACAGGAGAAAAACATTTGGACGGTACTGTAAAAGGAATACAAAATTACATCAATGAAGTTACCAATACCGATTGGTTCAAAAAAACTTTTGGTAACGGGGGTGTGATTAAGACTCCCAAAGTAAGCCTTACGGATTCTTCCATCGCTGGCTCTTACCAAATTGGTTTCAAAAGAGGAGTTCCTTTTAGCGGTATGTACATTAACAGGGGTTTTTCACTAAATGAACCAGTTATCTTGCATGAACTTGCCCATTATGCAACAACCATCAGTACAACCAAGCCCTTCAGCGCCCATGGAATAGAGTTTGCCACCAACCATTTATATTTGACCAATAAAGCGGTAGGCTCAGCCTTTGCAGACGGGCTGAAGGCGGCATACAAAGCGGAAGGGGTTCCTCTTGGAAACTAAAGACTTCGAGTACACAATTACCGACCCAATAAATCCAGAATTTATTCCTGAACCCTATCAAGAAGATG